GATTCAACTGACCCAAAACATGTGCAATTTGCAGAGCTGCTACTGGCAATGCGACGATTGTAGTAAGAGGTGCTTGTTTAACATATTGATTATCAGGAGACAGATATGATTTATCATGCTCAATTACCAGCATATTATAATCCAGAGTAGTTTGTGTATCTAACGTCTTTGTTATAATAGGGAAGTGAGTTAAGTTAGTATTACCGATATAACCAAGTTGGGCTTTTTCGATATCCCTAATTTGTTCCCAGTTGCCAGATCCTTTAGTAGGACCAGTATAAGTAACTGTAGTTGAAGTAGCTGGAATGATTGCCCAATTACCCGATGAATTTACATACAGGAATTTAGCATCAAAATCAACCATATCAAATGCATCTATATCTGTAGTTGCAGTTGTACAATCTGGTATTGGTAAAGCTGTTAATAGTATTGTATCTGTACCTGCTGTATAAGTAGCACTTACTCTACGTCCTTTATGCTTATTAATTTTAGCAACAATCAAAGCACCTTCTGTGTCTAGAATTGCAGTTGTACCAATATGCCTATAAGTATGAGTAAATTGTCCAGGATGTTCTTTTATATCTTTATAAATTATCCTTACAATATATTCAGTACCTGCAACCATTGTATAACCAGCTAAGTTAAAACTTGCAGTTTTTTCAGCCTTGGGTACATGTGTCCTAGCTTGAAATGATTTAACCAGTTTACCTTCAATAGGGTCTGAACTAATCAGTTCCCTAGCTGCGGTAACAGAAGTAGTACCATCTTCGTTAGTATAATTAAATGTCCTAGCAGATCCTTGAACAATATAAATAAGATTAGAATCAGCTACCGTAGCACCTGCGCCTAAAACTTCTTTATTTTTGTCAAGAACAACGATTTCTCCACTAGCTAGGCCAGTTGTTGGAGCTATCAGTGTGGTAAAGTCTGCACCACCGACAACAGCTGCTGTACGGTCAATATCCTTACCGATTAATATCTTATTTGTTCTTTGTAACATATCATTTTATGTTTTTAGTTTATTCCATTGTATTTACCTGATTCGTAAATGTAGCAATCCTAGGTTGTTCGATATTCTCTAGTAACATTTCGGTTGCTATATTAACAATCTCACTGTGGGTGTGTTGTGGTAAATTTATTGTGACGACAACATCTGGTGCCCCTATTTCTGTATAGTCAGAAGCCCCAACACCGCTAACGCCAACAAATGTTTGTCCTACTGTATACGTTGTACCCTCGTAGAAAACACTTGTCCCACCATAAACCTCATAAGTAACACCTTCTTGAATATTACCAGTTGCTATATTAGTTGCTATTGCTATTCTCTGGGGCTGTTGTAAGTACCTAATGTACGCATAAAATATATCATACGTACCATCATGTACAAACTCAATCTCCCTATCAAAGAATAACCTCAACGGTTTAGCATCCTCGTAATGAAGTTTGTGTTCACTATATGGATCTTTTAAATTCTCGTAATAATTATTTGAAGTAGTTTCTGTTATACCTACTCTCTTAGTATCTGCTAATATAACCTTTGCGGTAGCTACTACAACATATAGTGCATTAACTGCCAAAAAGAAATCACCAGCTGTATAAAGAACCCCATTATGGGTAATTGTACCAGATACAACGTAATACATTGAACCTGAATTTAAACCTGTAATGGATAAAGACGTCCTACTATTACTTAAACTTACATACGCTATTAACACTTCTTCCCCTAATGAAAACCAATAATTAGGCAAACTACTTATAGAAGCAGTCTTACTATTTGGTTTATTAACGTTAGAGGTTGGAGCAGATAAAGCTAACCTTACTTCACGAACTAAGGTTCTTAAATCGTCAATTCTTTTTTGACTCTGTTCAAAACCCTGTTGTTTTGGATTAGCACCACTATATCTAGTCTTTGCAAACTTTTCTATAGCTTCGTTAAGCCAGAACTCCAGTTCTTCATCTTCAAAATGTGGTAAAGTTAAGCCAGCTGATTTATCTAACTTTAGTTTAATAGCTGCAAAAAGTTCACTTATAGTCATTAAATAGTGTCTTCATTTTTTTTACTACGTCCGCTTTTAGGTTTTATAACTTCCTCTACTTCTGAAGGATTGGTGTATTCCATGTCGTGTACGGGTTCAGGTTTTACTTTGACACCTTCACTTATCACATCTTCCTTTTCTTCATCCATAGGATTAACAAATCCTTTAACTTCTGTTTGTCTAATTATTACTATTTTTATGTCTTGGTTCTTCGGGTTATCTAGAAATTCAATGGCTTCTTCTAACGTATGTCCTATGATATCACTACCATATTTATATATGTTATTTGAACGCCTGATGATATTACTAGCTAAAGCTGCTTCAATTAAGTACTCTGTTTCTCTTGAATCATTGTGTACCCACCTTTTTAAGAAACTCCTTGGATCTCCTTCTACAATATCAAACAGTCTATTTTTGACTATCTGGTCGCTTAAAGAGTTAGAACTCCTACCATACAATCTGAGACACTTTCTCATTTCTTCTGGTGTAAGCTTTGTAAAAGCTGTCAATCCTTCTAGTTTGGCTTCGTTAACTGTGTTTGCTCTTAAGGCTTCCTCTTCTTTGTTTATCAAAACAAACCGAGCTGTTGCTTTATTTTCTGCAAACGAACGCTTTACATTTTTGTGATTCTTCAAGAATAGGTATCTGAGCTCATCTTGAGGGTCTCTTATATCTAGATATATATCCTTGCCTACAGTCCTAATGAAATAATCTTTCCACATTTCTGCTCCTGGCGATAAATCTACACCTAGTACTTTACCTAATCTTTCCGCATCTGTCTCCGTTAAACCTGTATATATCCTGCCTGATCTAGTATAATAAGGCTGTATATCTTCGTAACAATTCTTGTATTTTATAACACCTACTGGCCACGTGTTCATACGTAAAGGCCGTAAAATTATGTTCATGATCTCGTATTTTAAACGGTTAAAAAAATAAGGGGATTAAGGCTCCCCTTAGAGCCTAGTTTCCTTATTCTGCGTCACAGACCAATTCTCCTGAAGTAGTCGGATCAGCAAGCATAATTCCTTGTTCTGACAAGAAGTGTACACTGTAACCATCCTTGGCGTTTGAACGTAGGGTATTCAATGATTTTGAATGTCCTACACCTGGAGCTACAGAACCACCTGTATGCCACATAACAAGTTCACGATCTTTACGAACCACTTTCCTCAAGTTAGATTCGCCATCACGCATACCGAAGTCAATAAATGTCATACGATATGATTCCAGCGGCTTACCTGTGGTCGGGTGAAGTTTCCTTGAATATACAGGATTGTCATAAAGTGGGAAATGCCTAAGTGTAAGCTCAATCCCATTGAGTCCTTTATATGTAGTAAACTGTCCACCGAGGGTCAAGTTCTGACCTGAACCCGAAACAAACACATTGTCTGAAATTATACTATAGCTTGAAGCTTTTGCCCTAAGAACTCTATCGAATTCACGCATTCCCATCTCACCTGTCAGAGCAATAAACTTACGTTCACCTTGTCCAAGGATATTGTAAGAAAGATCTGATAGGAAAGTGTCAAGCATGTCAAGAGTCAAAACAGTATAAGTCTTCTTATTAGCTGGAGCTATCTGCTGAAGCAGACCTGCACCAATATAAACAGGACGTCCGTTAGTACCCTGCAGACTGACAGTTCCGTCAGATTTTGCATTGTACTTTGAATACATAGTCATCCTATCTACTCTCTCATACCATTGCCTTAGTGCTACCCACTCTTGGTACGCTGACCAATAGAAAGTAGACTGTTTTGTTTTTGGGTCTCTAATGGCAATAACCATTACAGATGAATAAGCGTCTCCTGTGATATCATAAGTCATCCTCATTGTAGTCAGGTGATTCCTGAGTTTGAATGGAGTCTGATAGTTCACGATATCGGCTTCTTCGCTATATTCTTCATACGCACTACCTGTCCTACTAACCTGCTTTCCAGCTGCCAATAGAGTCGGGGGTATGTATGAATCTGGCTGTCCGTCAGCCATTACTACTGTGTAGACGAACTCATTTCCATCTTGGTAGGGTTCTCCTACAACACGCACCTGAAATTCTTTATCGTCGAATTCAAGGATAGCACCAGGACCAAACCACTTGTCGGCCAGCCATAACTGAACAGGCTGATTTCCAATACCAGGAACATCATCAGATGTACTAACTGTACTAACGGCAACGTTATTGATTTTAGCGGCACGTATTTCTACGGCTTTATCATGCTCAATCATAACATTCCATTCATACTGCCTATTTTCAATAGTCATGGTTTTACCCATACCATTGGTAATAAAGTCAATGATGTTACCTTTATCAAAACGACCGAATATGTAAGAAAGTACAGTCGAAACTTCATGAGGTCTAGTAAGTAGCGCATTCGTCAACATGTTCTCGTCGACTAAATCTGCAAACCATTTAGTTTTGTAGAGTTGCAAACTGTTTAATACATTGTTTTCCATAACTTACTAATTAATTAATATTAACTATTTTCATAGTTTTTTGTTTATTGTTTCATTAATTGTTTCCCTAAAAGGGATAATTGAACGTGGCTATTGTTTCCTCCTGGGTCTCCGACATTTTTGGTCCTTTTGCCCTGGGTCTTTAGCTTCTGTTGCATATCTTTTAAAGTTTTTGTGGACGCTTGTTTTTTAGCTTTATCTAGGATTATATCTTTATTCCTAGTAAAAAAAGCCGATTCTATGAGATTTCTAGCCTGATCTTTTGAATATTCAATCTGATAGGCCGTGCGTCCATCTCTAGTCGGCTTAAATATGTAATCGGTAAGCTCTTGCTTTTCCTTATTATTTAGTTTATATCCTGCTATCTCTGATATGTTTTTTATACTGTCTTCTACGTTAGATATAAATTTTTGTTGCTCCTTTTCCATGAGCACTTTATTGGTTTTCTGCTCCTCCAATAGCTTTTCCCTATTTTTTTCCTTATATTCTTTTAATAATTCTAGAGCATTCTCCGCTTCTTCCTCTAAACTACCCTTATCTTCATACCTATCTAGGTTTCTTTGGATACGTTCTTCGCTATAGTCTAGAGTCCTTAAATACTCTTCTACAATAGAACGTTGATTAGATTCTTTAGTTAGATCTACAGT